CTGTTCAGCCTCTAGCATCGCACTAACAACATTCCAGACTCTACTTGGTTCTTTGAAACTCATATTGATCTCAGATTGCTTTCCGTTCCTGCGAAATCCAGCATTTATCAGGCATTTCACGATCGCCAAGGTAACTCAATGGCACCCAGACCTTGAGCTTCAGGTAGCAGCCGCAGACTTCGCAGGTGCCAGCATTAGACTCACCTTGAAGGATCATAGCCATGTCGTGGCGCAGCTGCTCCTGCTCAATGATAACCTCAGCGACAGTCTTCTCGATCGCGTCTGGCTTCGTTGGTTTGTTGTGTAGGCAGTGCAGACACGTATCAAGACGATGCTGCGCTACTGAGCGATCAACGGGAATACCGCCATCGCCCAGCCATTCCGCAAGAATCCTTACCCCTTGCGCCGTATTTTTAACCCTTTCCACCGCACGAGCGACAGCCTGATACCCTTGGTTGAGCATTGGTTTGAGTGGATTGAGTTGTTGTTTGCTGGGGAAGACGAGCTTTTGTGTAGGCTTCCAAATCACTCACCGCTTTTTCAAATGACGATGGAAGGTGGTTAGCAACCCGGTGCTGCTGGATCAATCGCGCCATCGAATGAAAATCGTAATTCATCGGGTTTGGCGCGGTCCACTGGGTTGCAGGTTCGTAGAACTGCCATCCACCATTTGGAAACGTGTTGTAACTCATGCGGCTTGATTTTTAAAACGGCAGATCATCGGCGTCGAGATCAGGCTTCGGCGCGGCCGGGGCCTGAGCCCTCGGAGCCGGCGTGGCACCTTCATCACGTCCCTTAAGGAACTGGAAGGTTTCGATCATAATCCGCGTGGTAGACCGCTTGTCTCCGGTCTTCTTGTCGTCCCACTCTTCCCGGGTCAGGCGTCCCTCAACCAACAGCGGATGGCCTTTCCTGACGTATTGAGAGATCGTCTCAGCCTGCTTCCCGAACGCCTTACACTCAGCAAAGTACACGTCTTCCTTTTCCTCACCAGCCTCGGTCTTCCAGCGGCGATTCACTGCCATGCTGAGATTACAAACAGCAGTCCCTTTCGGAAGGTACTTGAGTTCTACGTCTCGGGTGAGGTTGCCGATCAGGATGACTTTGTTGAATGATGCCATAAGGTTAGGAATAGGTTAGCGAATGCTCAGTATCCATCGTGCGACGCTTATCTGACAGACGTGTCAGCCACTTTGGTGTCTGTCGCTTGACAATACCAACCCCTTGCCCGCCTGCAATCTCAAATCCCGTTCTGCGAGCCATTTCGAGTGCGACCACAAAAGAGTCCCATAAATCAGGGGATCGACCCATGCGTTCCTTAGTTTTGTGCTTGGGCTCCACGTCGATCAAACCAGTGCGGGAGATTCCCCATTCACGCATCGAGCCTTCCTCGGCGACTTCCCGGGGAAGTTTCCTCAGCTGCTTAGATTCGATCAGCAGGCGCGACGAATACCAAAGGGCCGTGACCATCTTGCCGTAGGCTTCCCGCTCAGTCTTTGGATCACCTTTCCGAACAGGGCGATCTGTCGGGCGACCGCCAAACTCGATCGGCACCACCTCGGGTGACCACAGGCGGGCGAACGCAGACATCAGCGTGCCGCGTCCGGTGGAATCAAATCCCACCTGATTAGGCGGGATGTTGCGTTGCTTACAGTACAGAAGCACGTACTCGGCAATCTGCTCCTCCGCCTGCTGCGCTTTGACGGCCGTCACAGGGATTACGATCGGAGCCTCAGCAAATGCTAGCACGATGCGTCCAGTGCTGTCCGGGCCGTACTGAAGGTCGATCATAACGCATCGGTCACCACCGATGCCTGAGTACGCCGCGTCGATCCCGATGATTCGCGTGATCTTGTCGGCGCCCTGCCACACGATTTCATCGAACGCTTGGTTCTGCTCGCACAGAGACATGGTTACCACGCGTCGGGTACCGCCGTCTCGGGGCAGCAGCCCGAGGTTCATCATCGAGAACTGCAACGAGTCTCGGCCGTAGTAATCCAAGTCCGCCTGAATCTGCTCTGGCGTGATGATGCCTCGGTACGGATTAGTGCCTTTCGGGAACTTTGCGTTCGGCGTGTCGTACCCGCACAGCTGGACAGCAACCCCTCCTGGAGCCCGCGTTCTCCAGGTGCGTGTCTGCTCAAGGTATTCAATGCCTTCCCAGCCACCCATCGTAGAGTGCGGCTCACAGACTACCCCGAGCGCGTCGTTGCGATCCTTGGGATTCCCCATCGCGATCAGCTTGAACTCCGGATTCTTGCGAAGGTTGGCGACTGAATCGAGGAACCCTCGGCTCATAAGAGACGCCTCGTCTGCGATCAGCATCACTCGGTCATTCTTAAGTCCGACGTAGTTCGAGAGACCAACGAACGTACCGCCAACCTTGCACGCCACGCCGATGATTCCGTCGCGGAAGTCCTGCGCCTCGGCGTCTTGGTCAGAACTAGTCAGGATGAACCGGCTCTCAATAACGCGCCCAGGAAGCCATTCCCGGCGGGCCTTAGCCTTGTTGTGCAACTCCTTGATCGAGCCCCAGATTCGCAGCTGGAGACCCTCACGCGTCGTTGACGACATGATGATCGAGGTGCCGGTAGGGTAGATGTAAAACGTGCAGAGCCCGAATGCTGCGGAGGTGTAGGTCTTCCCAGATGATCCCGGGCCCATGATTCCAACCTCTTGATTTTCCGCGAAAGTCTTAATCAGCAGGTCAGACCAGATGTGCCAATCGAAGTGAGGCCAAAGCGCCGTCATGGCTGCTTTAAAGTGATGATATTTCCCGCATCCGTACTTGACGCCGCCGGACATTATGTAGCCGCCGCGACGAACCATTTCGGCTTCGATGAGAAAGCGGTCTTTTGTACGCCACGGTATAGACAGGTAATCTGGGCTTTCATTCATCTTGCGGGAATGCTGCTGCGGCCTTTCAATACGTTCAAGCGTCATGGTCGCAGAAAAAAATCGCATAGTAGATGGCCTCCTCACCGCTGAAGGTGGGGTGGACAGCGGTTTTTCGCCCTCACTCATCCAACCAAACCAGCTAGCATGGGCGGTGAACACGACGGTGCGCGGAGGATTCCCGAAGGCGCGGCCTGGGATTTGGACCAAGCTGCTGACGTTTAACGATCCCGCCGTTCTCTACAACGGAGGTTACTACAACGCTGCGGTGCAATCGGCGTTTAAAGAGGGGTTTTTTCAGGGATGCGGATCTTACACCAACGACAACGGAGACCCCTACATTTACGCTTCAATCGGAGGCAAAGTCTTCCAGATCGACATAGGAAATAATTTCCTAGTCACAGATCAAACTCCGCAAACCAGCACATTTTCCGTAAGCACACGTGGCCGCGTGTCAAATGTTGCGACTTACGTTTGCGGAGCGCCGCATGGGCTATTTCCAGGAATGGTGGTGCGACTTCCGGAACCTGTCGGAGCAAGTTTTTCCGCAGGATTTTTCGGAGACTTCATTGTCCAGACGATTCCCAGCCCAACAACTTTCACGACCTACAGCCCAGGAGTTAATGCCGGACCTCTTCTGGGGCCGAATTTCACCGGATATTTGCTAGCGGCAAATAATCCGAATGCGGATCACGTTTACTTTCAGCAGGCAGAGAACTGGTTAATCATTCAAGACGAGCAGAATGCACCATATCTCTACGACGGAACTTCGTTTAGACGAGCTGCAAGCAATGAGGTTCCCGTTGGAGGCCCGATGGCTTATGGAAAAGGCCGGCTCTGGGTTGCCAATGGATCGGAATACTACGGCGGAGACCTAGTCTACGGCGATCCTGCTTTTGGTCGAGACAGCGTGATTCGATTCACGGAAAACACGTTCATCAATGAAGGCGGCGCATTTGCGGTCTCAAACGGTCCGATTACAGGGCTGGCATTCGCGGCCAACCTGGACACGTCCCTTGGCGACGGCGACCTGCTGGTGTTCACCCCGACCGCCACTTACGCGTTTAACGCGCCTGTGGACCGGGATGTTTGGAAGGATCTCAGTTATCCTATCCAGCGATTTGCACTCCTGAACTTCGGATCGTTTAACCACGAATCCATCGTGCCGGTAAACGGTGATCTATTCTTCCGCGCTCAGGACGGTATTCGCTCGTTGATCTACGCCAGGCGCGACTTTACTGAGCTTGGAAATACTCCGATCAGCCGGCAGGTAACCCGTGCGCTAGCTTACGACACGGATTTTTACCTGACGGCTGCTAGCTCCGTAAACTTTGACAATCGGATGCTGATGACCATTCAGCCTCAGAAAGTCAACAACCGAGGTATCGTACACCGAGGGGTCGTAGTCCTGGACTTTGATCTTGTCTCTGGCATAGGCAGAAAACTCCCGCCGGCATGGGAGGGGGTCTGGACTGGAGTTGATGTATTTCAGATGCTGACAATCCGAATCCAGAAGCAAGAACGCTGCTTCATGTTTGGACTGAATCAAGGGGACATCGGTCTGTTTGAGGTCACGAAGAACGGCCAGTTTGACTTTGATGGGTTCGATGATGTGCCGATCGACTGGACCATTGAGACCCGCTCACTGACGTTTGGTGAACCCACAAACAAGAAGCGCCTTGTTAGCGCCGAGCAGTGGTATGACCAGGTGATGGGCAACATCGAATCCAAGGTCTACTTCAAGGCTAACGAGGGCGAGTGCTGGCAACCATGGGCCGAGATTAAAGACTGCGCCAAGTACCGCAACTGCGAACCGGGCGAGATTTCCTGCCCTCCTGCGGTGATTAACTGCCAAGAGGTAAAATACTACCAGCCGCCAGCCAGATCGCGCATTGCCCTCCCGCAGCCTCCGGACAAGTGTGACGTGCAGACCGGAGGGTTTACTCGTGATGGCTACGAGTTTCAGTTGCGCTACGTGAACACCGGCCGCTTCCGACTCAAGCGCGTGGCGATGGTTGCTCAACGACTCCAAGAGGATATTTACGGCGATCTGAGCCGCGTCGCTTGCCCGTTACTCTCTGAATAGTATGCCTTCTTCAAACCCAGTCGATTACGGCGCCGATCCCTGTGGACTGAGAAACAGCGCGTGGGCGATCAATGAATGCCTATTCGCTGCGCTGCGCTGCGATTTTCCAGTGGGGACATTTCTGCTTGGATCGAGTCCTGGGGCGAAGATTATCGACCGTGTCCGCACCGCAGGCGTTGCGACGTTCAACACGTCCACACCGCACGGGCTAGTGGTCGGCGAGAAGATCACCTTGTACGGGTTTACGGACGCTAGCTTCAACGGTACCGGGCCGTTACAGTTTGGGTTTGAGGTCCTAAGCATACCGACGCCGACGCAATTTACAGTGTCGATGCCGCTGCCAGCATATCCCGATGCCCCCCTGGTAACCGAAGACGGCTGGATCAACCTCATCGGTGGCGGTTACACCTCGTCACTTGTGATGGGATACCCACCGTTGACGGGCGTTATCAACAACATCGCATTCACCGGACAGGGCATCGGTAAGACCACTCTGAAGTTTGCCGACCACACCTCCACGAAAAGAGGGGACACTTTTGGGTTTAACATTCAGATGCTGAAGACCCTTGGAAATTACACAGGGTTTGGAGTTGTAGGGGCACCTGGAGCTTATGCAGGTGCGCCGCTAGACAGCATCAACTGCAAAAACACTATAATTGAAGGAATTACTTTCGACGGAAACTACGCAAATAATTCAGTCGCAGACACTAAGATAATTTCCATTCAACGGACAAACGGTGTAAACACTTACAACACGGCGTATCCACACTTCATTACACCAACTGCAACACCAGCATACACGCCGCCGGTTGTTCCTGCTCCGTACACCAATGTTAGTGCAGTCAATCAGTACATAAGCAACGTAATTACAGTTGGACCAGGAAACGATTCTTCGTTTGTTGGATTTGGTCAGGTTGAAAACATTACCTCGATGTCTTTTCAACGCGATCTCAAGGCTGTAATTATTGGCGCACTTAGGGTAAATTACGGACCATTTAGCTTTATAACACTAACAAAACACCCAGCTTGGAACTTTGGATTTACCGTTGGTGATTCAATCATTGTCACGGGGATTACGGATGCAACATTCAATGGAACTTTTACGGTTGCAGGGTTTGTTTCAGCCAACGAAGTTTACTTTCTTGATACTGCACCAAATCCAACCATTACGCTTCCCGCTCAAAACGGACGCGTCTACTCTCCGACACAATACCCAGATGTCCTACTGACGGCTCAATCAACAGCTGGCGTAAACTCCTCTTACACCGTCGCTGGAATCAACCACGTCGGCGAGAACGCGCTCATTCAGAACAACCAGTTCTACGATTTCGGAGTTGGAATTGCAGATGCCGAGACGTTTATCGTGAAGTCGTTTCTTCCGATGAATGTTTCTGACAACACTCAGGGAGCAAGGGTTCTAAACAACGATTTCAGCTACCAAGGACGCAACTCGATTCAAAGTACATTGTACCCAGGTAGCGCAGAGTCGAACACTCAATGCGTAGTTGGTGGGTTTTCGAGTCTTATTGACCCGATCAATGTGGTTTCTCGTGTTGGTGGCGTTGCGACATACACCTGCGTGATGAAGCACACGTTGAGGGTGGGGGATGTGGTCCCGGTGACGATGACATACGCCTCAGTAGTCCAACGGAATGCTAGCATTGCGACATACACCACAGCTGGAATACACTTCGTCAACACGGGAGACCAGGTCATAATCAGTGGCATCACATTTGATTCTTCGTTTAACGGAACATGGGTGGTCGCGTCGATTATCGACGATTTTAACTTCACCGTTGCTCAAGTTCTCCCGAACGTGCCCGCTACAGTCGTTGGCAGCGTGTTTTACAAACCACCTGTCTACGCAAAATCGACGGTGATTTCATTACTGGATGACAACCGATTCACTGTTGCCGCACCTGGTCCGGACATACTCCCCGGCCTCTACCTCGACGGCCAGGTAACCATGCTCCGAAGTCAGCGCATTTTTGCTACAGGATGCGAGTTCAAATACAACCGGGTTCAGGGTGGCCCTAATCCAGTTGACCAGCAGAGCCCGGTTACTGCTATCACAGTTCGTGAAGCCAACGGTGCGGATATCAGCTACAACAATTTCGACGGGTTCCGTGGCACCTGCTTCTACGTCGATTCCTACCAGCACAAGGGAACCCACATCCATCACAACTCAGCGCTGAACATATCAGCGTTTATCGCCTTGGTTGTGCAGGATTGGTTTACATTGATTTCAGGGGTGCCCAGCGTCACAAACCCTGAGGCTTACTCAACCTTGATCTCAGGGCATAAGGATATGTTGATCGAGAACAACGATGTTCTCCTGACAGGACCGGGATCATGGTTCTACCAGACCGCGTACACCCCCTTGGACGCCGTTTTCCTGGTCAACAACCACGATGTCAACAAGTCCACCTGGTACTATCCGACGGACTACCAGATACCGATTAGACCAAAGGCTCCGCCGGCCCCATTTCCGACAGGGGCGTCAAGAGACGCAGCTGGTATATCGACGTTCACCACGGTTTCCCCGCATGAACTTCAGGTAGGAATGGAAATTTCGATGGTTAGCGTGGCGGACGGCACGTTTAACGGCGTGTTTACCGTCCTTTCAACGCCTTCGACCACGCAGTTTACGGTTAACAACCCGGTGGGTCCGCTTCCAAATACGCCAGTTACGTCAGGAAGCGGTTTCCTCGGCATCAACAGCCCGATCAACTTCCCGTGGGAAATCAAACCCATCGGATTCCAGCGCACCGCCGGAGTGGCCACGTACACGACGAACAAGGCGCACCAGATACTCCTTGGATACCACGTAACCGTTGAGGGGCTCAGCAACGCTTCGTTCAACGACCAGGTGATCGTGACCGGAACACCGACGGCCACGACGTTTACCTGCGCGAGTCCTGGGCCAGACGTAGCGTTCACCTCCTCGATCGGCAATTTCTTCCGGTACGTCGATAACATCCAGATTGGATGCAACGACGTCCGAAGGCTCAGTGGGCAAGGTTTGGTCCGCAATAACGGAGGCCAGTTCGGTAACGCATTTCTCACAGGGCGCCCGAACCGCTGTGTTGCGCCTCTTGAGCAGTTTTTCTATTTCGATTGTCCCGAGGGCTGTTTGGCGCTTGAATGCGACCCAGGCCCGTGTAAGCCAAACGACTACCTTTACCGCATCTAACCATGCCAACCATTGACATTTCCGCTGGCACACTGCCGCCACCAACCTGCTACGCCTCGGAACAGGATCGGCTTGACGCCTACGCCGCCGCGTTGATTGGTAACCTGAACACTGGAGCGGAGTGGGCAAGCTCTCAGACCGTGCCCGGGAACACTGGACTCTACTGGCTTCGCACCGACATCAGTAATCGCCCAGTTGAGGTGTTGAAGTTTTCGTCGGCGGCCGGAGATGCTCAGTTTATTCGACTGTCGAGTGAAGTGGTGTTTGCTGGCACCTCTACCGGCGCCGCTGGAGTTTACGCAGTCATAAACTCGCCGCCATATCCAAGCCCAGCGTCAGCCTATCGGACCGGCCAGATTTACACCTTCCTTGCGAATCACACCAACACTGCCGGCTGTACGTTGAACGTCGATGGTCAGGGGGCTAAGACGATCACGAAGGATGGCACAGCGGCGCTGTCGGCGAATGACATCCTGACTGGGCAGGTGGTTTCAGTGCTGTACGACGGCGTGAATTTCCAGCTGCTTACACAGAAGCGGGATTTGACGCGGCTGAGTTTGAAGCAGTTTTTGACGTATGCGTCGGCTGGAGTTGCGCTTACATCTTTTGCTAGCGACGTGCTTGTCCCTTTCTCGCACGGATTTATAAATCCAACCAGCGGCGCTCCATTAATGCCGTTTATGGTACGCGTTGTACTAGTAAGAACCGCAGCTGGGTCTGTTGTATTTAATGGAGTAAGCGGTGTAACAACTTACACTTGGTACAGCGGACAAGAAGTTGATTGCTTGCATTTTGTAAGCTCAGGAACTGCTCCGTATGAAAAACTTCCGTCATTCAGGTATGTCTGCGACTTCACGAATGTTTGGGTTTCGCTTAATCTTTTAGGAGTGATTTCAATTCCGTTCTTCAATCCAGGTCTTGTCGCTGCGGATTACCAAGTAAAAGTCTACGCCACAGCACTAAACCCGGCTTACGTCCCATGAGAAAAACCCTCGCCCAAGCCAAGAACTCCACGATCCCGCAGGCAGTCGGTCTGGCCACCTGCGACGAGCGTTTCGTCCAGCTGCTCAACGAGGCTCAGGCTCGTTTGGCGGACATGGGCAAGTGGTGGGGTACGTACAAAAAGCTGCGCGTCTGCGTCACCGCTGGCTGCATCACCTGGCCTCGCGAGGTCAAGACGATCGAGGCGATGAACCTCTGCGGCTACAACATCCCCATCCAGAACCAGTGGTACGAGTTCCAGACGGACACCCGGGCACCACGCACCGGATGCGGCCGGGAAGGATGCGAGCAAGACCAGCTGCTGGATCGTGGCATGGTGACGCAGTTTCGGGATTTCACAGGCGCGTCTAAGATCCGCATCTACCCGCAGCTAGCAGCTGATGCAGGCAAGCGCGTGCTACTTCAGGGTTTGAATGCTGCCACCAACCAGCCGATCCGGACCTTAGATGCGGTAACTGGAGAATACGTCTGGGGTGAGTACGTGACGCTGCCCAACCCATCGGTGGTCGCATACGTCGAAACATCTGCAATAAACATCTTTAAGATGCCAGGTCTGACTGGCGCCCAGAAGCCGTTGACCCAAGGGAGTCTAACGATCAACGCGGTTAACACGACGACCGGCGTACAGACCCAGATCGCCATCTGGGGCCCGAGCGAGCAGAACCCTGAGTACCGTCGCACCTACCTTGTCGGTATGCCCGAGGTGTGCGGTGGCGCCAACTCGTGCAGCGCCACCCAGGACAACTGCTGCATCGACAACGGAGACGGCTGCGTGCCAGCAGACGAGACTTGCACCAACACGGTCGTGGAAGCGATCGTTCGTCTGGACTTCATACCGGCGATCGTTGATTCAGACTGGCTGTTTATCGGGAACCTCCAGGCGATCAAGCACATGATGAAAGCGATCCAGAAGGAAGACCGAAATCAGTACACCGAGGCCGAGCGCGAGATCCAGCTAGCACTGCGGTCGCTTCGGAATGAGCTTGAGGCGTACAGCCCCAATGAGCGCAGCGTAATTAACGTGCAGCCGTTCGGGTCCGCGAAGATTCAATTTCGGTTCGGTGGATTCATCTGATGACTCTGATGACTGAGGAGCTTCCAGTAGCCGTGCAGCCTGTCACGTGGCTCGACATCCTGACGGATGAGACCATCACGTTCGACGATCGTTTGGACAGATGGGAAGCGTTCGTGGCGAATCTTCCGCAGCAGGAATGTCCGCTGAAGCACACGTTCCCAGAGGGGATGTACGTGCGTGAAATCTTTATGCCGGCTGGGTCAATCGTAACCAGTCGCATCCATAAGTTCGACAACCCGTTCTTCATCACCAAAGGCAGGGTCACAGTCATCAGCGAGAACGAAGGTCTAGTTACCTACGTAGCGCCGTATTCTGGCATCACGAAGCCAGGAACCCGCCGTGTGCTGTTTATCCATGAAGATACCACTTGGACGACGGTCCACTTAAACCCCAGCAATAAGACGGATCACGAAGACATCCTGAACGACATTGCGTCCGTGAGGGAAAATCAATACTTACTATGTCAATATTCGCATCAGCAGTTGGGCCAGTAATCGCAGGCGGAATTGTGTCGGCAGGGATTGGTGCCGGTATGTCGGCATCGTCTGCTAGCGCCTCGCGCCGGCAGGCCCGTGACGCCGCTAACCTCCCGGGAATCAACATTGGCTCCGTGATGGGAGAATCCTCCCTAAACGCGCCTCGTGCCCGTGAGATGGAGGCTGAGCGAAATGCGATTAGTCGTGCCCAGCTTCTGGAGTCACTCGGCATTCAGATTCCCGGTTATCAGGAAGGCCAAGCTCAGCGCACGCAGAACGCGATGGCGTTACTTCGTGGCGAGCTGCCCCCTGACGTGCTAGCTCAGGTTCAGCGCAAGGCCGCTGCTCAAGCTGTTCAAGGAGGTTACGCAGGAAGCGGAGCTGGAAGGAATCTCGTGGCGCGAGACATCGGCAGGAGCAGCTTGGATATGGCAAACCTTGGCGCTCAACAATTCGCCAACATCATCGGAACCACACCAATGGCACCGCTAGCCAACTACGAGTTTACCCCGCAACAGATAGCGGCCCTACGAGGCGGTGAGCGTGGCGCCCAGCAACAGGCGCTGCTTGGTGTTGCCGGTATGCCAAGCGGAACTGGTGTCGCGGGTCAGGCGTTGGGATCGCTTGGATCAGGGTTGACTAACCTTGGATTCGCGCAGCTGGGGGCGCAAACTCGCGCTGCCGGCAGCGGAGGTGGTGATTGGAATTATTCAACTGGAATGCCGACAGGTTACGGTCGCCAAGGACTAAGCTAAAATTTTATGGCAAACCCCTTCTCAGGACTCGAAAACATCGGGCAATCGTACCTCGCAGGACTCCAGCTGGCGAATCAACGCCAGGCCAGGGAGGAAGCAACAGCGCAGCGTGCTGAAGAGACGCGGATGCGCGGGCAGTATTATACCCAGATGGGCGCCGACCGGGAGGCTGCCTTAAAGGAACGTATTCAGGCGCGACTTGATGCGGCAGCTAGCCAGTTTGGTCAGGATTTAATTTTGAATTCTCAAGGTTTACCCGACTACGCAGGATCTGCTTTAAAGCGCGATCGCCGTCTTCAATCCGATACGCTAGCAGCCGCCGAGGGTGAAATCGCTGCAATGTACGGAACCCAGCCGCCGTTATCTCCGGAAGTTATCGGAAGCCCAGCATACCAAGCTGGACGCCTACGAGGTACAGCGCGAACGATGGCTGACAAAAGAGCCGAGAACGTGGCCATGATTCGGCGGGGGTTTATGCCGGTTGATGCGGAACTTCCAGATGAAGTAAACCGTCAGATCGAAGACATTTCCACGTCAGATATATTCGACGGAGGTGAAGCGCCGATAACTGCGGCTCCTATGGGAGCTGGTGCTCCGGCTGGCAGTGGTCAACGCATCACAATCAATGGCCGTCAGTACATGGTTCCGGCTGCAAGGGCGGTAAAAGAGCCGCCTCTTGGATATGAGGAAATAGAGACTCCTGGTGGAGGGAAAGTTCGCATGAATTTGACCCCTGAGCGAGTCAGGCAACTTACGGCTGCAAGGCTTGCATCTGCTGATAAAGAGCCAGGAATCTTTGACGACATTGACGCCGCTGAGAAGCAACTGCAAACGATGCAGGATAAAGGCACCGAAGAATTTAACCTTGAACGAGACAAACAAGGAAACCTAAGGGTTGTTGAAGATCAGACATTTTCGATTGGAAAATCTCCTGAGCAGATTCAAGCGGACCTTAATTTAGAGCGCGAAAAACGAGCAACTCGTCGAGGCATTAAAACTACAGGTCTAGGTACAGGGGCGCCTATGCCTCAAGGCAAAAATCGCGTGATGGATGTTCGGTCTATTGCAGGGCTTCCCCCTATCGGACGCGGTAGAACCAATGCTCCAGCAGCGGCTCCAGCTCAAGTAAGGCTTCCGGTTGATTCGCTTGCGCCAGCCAGCTCAACGTCAAGTGAGTCGCTTTCAGAGCTTGACCCAGAAGAGCTTCGCCAAGCCATGCTTGAAGCTCAGGCCAACGGTATGGATCCCGCAGTTCTTGGGCTTCAATTACGCCAAGCACTTAACCAGTCAGGCGTTCCAACAGCAGCTGGAACGAACTCCTATCCATTGGGATTGTCTCAGGAGCAATTTGACGCAATCCTGCGAATGCCGCGTGGTCGTGCGCCCGTGGAACTTTAACCTACTATGGCAATCGAGATCGACTTTGGACGCGAACTAGGCCGGTTAGCGTTCCCGGATGACATTACGGATGAGCAGGCTCAGTCCTACGTTCGTGAGAATTACCAGGCGATCCGACAGGGACTTCTTAGTCAGCGGCAGGAAGAGCTAGCAGCTGAGACGGAATCACAGGAGGCCGCAAAGTACCGTGCTGGTGATTACGGTACGCTTGAAACGATTGGAGGCGTGGTTTCAGAGCTGCCTAAGGCCATCACTGAAGGCTTTGGCGGAGCCATGAAAGGCGCGGAACGAGCTATCGCATTCTTCCCTCCTCCGAATGTCAATCCATACACAGGTCGCCCGATCCAACAAACGGTTGAGCCTTCTGGTCCAGGTGCTCTTTCAAAAGCCGGTCAATCCGTTCAAGAATTTGGGCGCGAGACGTTCCCTTCGCTACCTGGAGTTCAAGAAAGTATCCCAGCTCAAATTGCTGGCGGCGTTGGAAGCACGCTGTCTGTACTTCCAGGTGCGCTTTTAGCAGGTCCCGTTGGAGCAGGCGCTCTCTACGGATTGTCCGCAGGTGAAGCTGGAGCTGAAGATGCCCGCAGAGTTATTAACCGGCGCATTGCTGAACGACTTGCAGCTGGTGACTCGCAAGGAGCTGAGGATCTTCAAGCGCAGGCGTCGCAGCTGGAATCTCAATCGTTCCTTCTAAACGCTGCCATCGGCGGTGTGTCGGAGGGTGTGCTTGGCGTGGCAGGAAAAATCCGTTTTGGAAAATCCAACATCGGTGGCGTTGGGGCTCGCCTCGCTGAAAGGCTGATTCCGAAGGCTGCTAGCTTGCGGACTCAGAACATGATTCGTGGCGGCGTAGAGGGCGTCGTGACAGAAGGTCTTCAGGAATCATTGGAGCAGTCCATGGGCAACATGGCCGCCAAGGTTACTTACGAACCTGAGCGCGGTATCATGGACGGTGTGGCGCAGGCTGGATTTATTGGCGCTGCGACCGGCGGACTTGTTGGTGGCGCCATTGGATCTAAGCGGAATCCGAATCTTGCAACTGCAAACGCAATCGCTGAGGCCACGGGCGCAGATCCTGCCAACCCGCTTCCGCGTTCAACAGCGACTGTTTCTGGTCTACAAGACGGACCGCAACCCACCGGACCGATCGACATCGAGCCCGAGATTACGCCGGAGGATGTCCTGCGAATGTCTCAGGAAGCTGGGATTCCCATGCCGGCCGAAGAGGTGGCTCCTGTGCCCGCCCCAGTGGTTACCCCAGTGGTTACCCCGGTGGTTACCCCGGTGGTTGCACCTGCACCAGAACCGCAGGCTGTTGTAACTCCCGCGCCCGCCCCCGCCGCAACTGTCGATGCCGAAACCGGCTTAGCCCCCGACGAGCAGGATGAACTCGACCAGTTACTCACGGCCGAAGATGCCGGCCTGCTGAGCGAAGAGGGTGCTATCACTCTTGCAGGTTACCGCGCCCGATTGGGTGGGGTTGAGCCTGCTGCAATACAAACTCAACCTACCATATCCAGTGCCGTTCAAGAACAAGGCCCAAATGAAGGCGTGCTACGCGCAGAAGAGCAGCAACCCCCAATCGAAGTGGGACTGCGACAAGTGGATCAAGGAGGGCGGCCTGCCGAAAGCAGCGGGGCCGAAGTCCAAGTCACCCCGCAAGAAGTACGGCAAGTAAAGGCACGGGTAGCACCCGCTCCGGTGGTCGAGGTCACCACATCCACGAAGCTCCCCAAGAATCTTGCCGGTGCCAAGCCGCGCTACAGCTTCGCGCTAGATACCTACGTTCCGACATTTGACAGCGATTTTGATCTAGCTGCGTACATTGTGACGCAGCCGAAACCGTCTAAGAACGACGCGGATTACTTGAACTGGGCAGTTGAGGCATCTGGAATGACTCCAGAGGAAGTGCGTAAACACGGCCTTCAGGTTCGCGCCCAAATCAAACAGCTATCAAGGCAGACGAAGGGTGGAACTTCACAGAAGCCGGCGGTACTGACTGTGCCAGCGGTGACGATTGCAATGCCGGAGGTAAAGGCTACGGCGACTCCAGTGTCGGCGCCGGTTGCTGCCCCGGTAACCCCTGCCCCTACTCCAGTAGCGCCTACTCCGACTCCCGCCCCCGAGTACACTCCAGCACGAATAAACAGCCTACTCCGGAAGCTCAAGGCCAAGGCCACAGCTGTCGGCAAAGGGTTGTATGAGATCAAAAAGCTGGCCCCAGGACAGAGGTTGGTTCTCCGCACCCGCTTTGGAGGACTTCAGGAAACCGACCAATTTCTACTGCAAGAGAAATCGCAGGTTACAGGATATCCTTCAGACGAAGGGTTTATACTGCGCGACAAGCAGGAGGCCGTGGCTGGCGAAACGCCGAGGCCTGCGCCTAAGCCCGCTCCTATTGGTCCCAAGCCCGATGATGAACTCACCGAGCAGCAATACTACGACGCACGGGTCAAAGAAATTGCCCGGGACAACAAAGCTACCCAAGCCGAGGTACGCGAACAGTTTTCACGTGAAGACTCGAATCTCGAACATTGGCAGGCGATTCGGAATGCTGCTGAGTCTGGAAAGCAACTAAAGGTCGAAACGCTAAATCGACTGCCGGAAGCGCGGATTGAATTTCTTCGTAAGCAGTACCCTCAGTCTGTGCCGCAGGGATACATGGCGCCAGCAGTCAGTAAATCGGTCGCGGAAAAGCAGGCTGAAATGCGGGCGGCAAAACGTGGCGTTCGTCTTGCGCCTGCACCTGCACCCGTCGAACCTGTAACCGCCGAACCCACCGAAGCCGAACTGCAAGCAGCAGAGGAAGCCCGCCTGGCTCAAGCTGAGGAAGAGATCGACGCCGGTCCCATTGGCCAAGCCAAGCAGAAGTTGGAGGATGAAGGCTCCGACATGACCAAGCGCCAGGTTAAAGCCATGGCGCGTAAACTGGAGGCTAGCGGCGTCATTGATGACTCTGAGTTGGATGATGAAGGCCGTGACACCGGAGTGGATGAGCTTGTCGGTCAGCTGCTAGAACGCGTTGAGGAGGCCCGTGATACGGCGATTCAAGAGCGGGAACAGGAGTTGGCTGAGGAGGCGAGGGTTGAAAAGGTGGCGCCGAAGGTAGCGCCTGTTGCTGCACCCACTCCAGCTGCGGCCGCACCTACCAAGAAAGCCGCCAAAGATCCCGCGACCATGACGGCTAGCGAGATCAACAAAGAGTTGGATCGCTTGGGAACCGAAAGCTCTGCTGTAACGCAGGAGCTTATCGACACAGGCCGTGGATCTGAGTTGTCCAGCGAGACACTCAAGAAAACTGATCCGCTGTCACTTCGCGCATTAGCAAACAACAAACGCCAGTTAGACCTTCTTCGCGAGATTTCATCGAGAGCCGGCCCAAACATAAGTCGTTTGCCGGCAGGTCAGAAGGGATTTGGGCCGAGAAAAACAGCCGCACAATCCGCCATCGACGCCATTGACAAGGTCAGCAAAGGCTTGTCAGAAAATTCGTACTCCGATCCGTTGTTTTTGACCCCGCTGGCAAAGCTAGCACTGCAAATTGCCAAGGGCCTAATTCAGGTTGGTGTTGCGGTTGATAAAGCAATTCGCCAAGCCATCGCGCAGGCTAGACAGCAGTTTCCGAATGATCCTACCGACGACATCCAGTTGGCTGATCGACTGATTCGAGATGCGGAGTATACCGCAGCTGTTGCAGCCGGTGACATGGAGACAGCGCAGCGGATGGTTGATGAGGCTGCGGTAAAGGCGGGGTACAAAACCAAAGGATTTCACCGCACACCGAAAGCGTTCACCAAGTTCATTCCTGGAGGACCTAAAGCTGAGGCTCAATTCTGGACCACAAAAGCAGGGGAATTTAGAACTTTGTTTGGTCAGTCAGGAAGAGCCATTTGGTTTGGATCGTCTCCAGAGAATCTTCCTGCATACCACAACGAGCCAAGTGGAAAAGGCGTTGTGCTTGAGGTGTATCTGAAGAACCCATCACCACTGCAAATTGATGATGACACCAGAGCTTGGGGTCGAGACATCTACGCAGATGGGTCAAAGCAATTTCCACTTCTGCTGTCCGATGAACACATTCAGAGCATCAGGAAGGACGGCTACACTGGCATAGAATATTGGAATAACGGCAAGACTGCTGACAAGTCTGCGCCAGATGAGATGGTGGTATTTGACGCCAACCAAATCAAATCCGCCGATCCCGTCACTCGCGACGATGAGGGTAACGTCGTTCCGTTGAGCCAGCGTTTCCAAGCTAGCACGGCTGACATTCGCGGAGCATCTGGTTTAAACCGTGGAATCGGAAAGCGGCTGTCCGATTGGGCTAGGAATGATACCGACGAAGCTACTCGCCGGGTGCGATTTACGAATCCATCGACTGGAGAACGAGCGACTTTTGGAGATGTTATCTCCGATCTGCAATCAATCTCGGATGAGGCTGCTCCAGAATACGTTCGATGGCTGCAAAGCATTCCGAACAAATCTACTGCGACTGCTGACATTGTCTCCGATATTACCTTTATTTCCCGATTGGATGCTGAGGCTGAGCGCAATCAACGCCCCGACTCCGTCGAAGCCATCCTCCAAAAGGTAATCGCCGCTACCGATCCCAAGGGCAAGGTATTCGAGGCCATAACCGGATTGTCGAACTTCGTGGTTTATCAAGCCTCGAAGATCGCGCTCCGGATCTACCAGGCTACCAAGTCCTGGGTCGCAGCACGCAATGCTGGTATGGACTACATCAAGTCCCACGTCCAGCTGAGCAACGAAGCGGAGACTGCCGCTAACTTCGAGGAGTACATCAAGGCTTTCCCGAACCAGGAGATTCCTGCTGGGGCTCCTGGCCGGCCTCAGCCTCCGTCTCCAGCCGAGCGCGTTGAATCACGAGGCATCTTCCGTGGTGATGTAGCCCGAGACACCGATGAAAACTGGCAGTCCGAAGCCCGCAAGTGGGTAGACTTCTACAAGGGAAACCTTGAGCAGGCGTTTCAGGGTTTCATGGGTCGCGACATTGATAAGTCGTTGCGGGAATACATTGGCGGAGAGTTGCTTCAACAGTCTGAGCTTGAGGTTGCCCGTGCCAAGAATCCGATTGACCTACTGCGGGCGCTGAATCTTCAAACACGCATCGCGAACGCGTTGGTTCAAGCGGGTTCTGACTTCGGTAAGCAAGGCCGCGCTCGCCAGCTGACGTTCGCTCGTTATGCGTGGATGGTTCCGCAGCTGGTGTATCGCCGACTGGTAAACGAACGGCAGAAGCAAAAGATCCCGTTCCCCGAGATCGTTGCCCAGCAGGTGCGTAAATGGCTTGTCGAGTCCGGCCAGCAGGCGATCGACCAAGTCAAAGAAGCTATGAAGCAGGCGGACAACGTGTTTGCCCGCGAGTTTAAGAAGATCAAGCAGGTCCCCGGTCAACCTAAAGGTCCCCCCATCGAGATCAAGTGGCGTGATATCCTAACCAAGTCCTTGGAAACCCAGGGCTCCGTGCGTCAGAAGATGCTTCAGGTTATCCTAGCCGATCCCAAGCTGCGTAACCTCAGTCCTGCTGGCATCGCTGAGATCACGAATCTCCTGACCAATGCTTGGGAAAAGAAGCGCGATCAGATTTTCAGATCCGAGTTCTCCAAGAAAGTTCCGCTGCCGACGATCAAGCCGGATGCTCGCGAGAAACTCTTTCGCTCTCTGCCTCGCATCCTGAAGTACGCCAACATCGCCAGGGCTACAGCTGGAGATCAAATTACGACTGATGGCCCCGACACATTCCTTCTGTGGGATCAGGCTTTCCGAGATGCAGTGGCGCCAGAGTTTGGTGTGGCCGAGATCAACGGCCTTACCGCTCGCAAGCTCACCGAGCTAGCACAGCGGGCACAAGCCGCTCAGGGCGTTAATCGAAACCAGATTATCCAGGAGATGTTCCGCCTTATGGCCCGGGACGGCGGCGTGCGGTTCTCGGATGTCCTGAGGGATTACTGGTACGCGGCGGTTCTGTCGGGAACTCGAACCCAGCTGGACAACGCGCTCAACATCCTCAACGGCGCACTGAACACGGTTATGCTTGCGGGCATGGCCGGTAAAGAAGCCGGGCTGGTTACCAAGTCTGCACTCAAAGGGCTCAACGAAGGTCTCCGAGACTTCTGGCCAATGCTCTGGCGCGGCGAGCTTTACCGCTCAGTGAACTTCAATCCAGACCAGCCCGGCAACGCACTCGAAGGTCTCGGAGAATCTCGCAACCTGTTTGCCAAGGGAATCAGTCAAGCCAAGTACGTGAGCCGGCTGATGCTGGCGCTAGATCACGTTACCGCCATGATGTCTGACGGAGCCGCGAAGGCTTACGCGCTCAACAAGGAGGTCGGATCCGAAGAAGCACGCAACCTGATGCTTCCAGAGGCGGACATAGTGAAGGCCGCCCGCGATCGCGCCATCGCTGAAGGCACCCGCCCTGACCTAGTCAACAAGCGCACCCGTGAGATTCTCCAGGAGAGCTTCCCGGTCGATGTCTTGATGACCTCTAAGGATATCCGCGAGGCCGTGACGTTTACCGAGGTTCCGCAGGGTGTGATGGGTTCGCTTTACGAAGGACTAAACGCCGCTTCACGTAAGTTCCCGGCACTGAAGTTCCTGACTGGAACCAACTTTGTTCGCTTTGCCGCCAACTACACCAACGAGCTTCTTAACTACGCGGCTCCGATTGCGGTCTATCGTTGGGTTCAATCCGCACCTGGCAAGTCTGACCAGCCCGGCGGGCTTCAGTTTACACCGGCCCGACGTGACCTGCTGCTAGCAAAGGCTTCACTAGGTACGGCGTTGGGCGCAACGGCAGCCGCACTGTTCCTCGGTGACGATGACAAGGAAGAGGATCGTGACATCGACATCACTGGATCGTTTAAGTCCCTCGATCCAAACAAGCGAAAGCAGCTGCTATCAGAAGGCCGACAACCCTATTCGATCCGCGTTGGCGACACCTACGTTTCCTACCGTCAGCTAGGATTCGGAGGTTTGCTTGGCGCCATCGGTGAACTTCGTGATCGCCAGCTGTTTGAACCAGAAAAATGGAATGAGGAGGGCATTATCGCCAAGGTTCAAGATGCAGCCACGGCCGGCCTGTTCATCGTGAAGGACTCATCTGCGATCTCTGGTCTCACGGAGTTCTTAGGATTCGCTAACGCCTACAAGTACGACACCAACGAGGTTATCGAGAAATCAATGCCGCGTTACTTGGCACGGCTTGGTGGGTCGTTCGTTCCCAACATCCTCAAGGAAGTCGATGCTTGGTCTGACCCGTCGATCTTTAAGGCTGAACCCGGTGGTCTTGGTCACGAATACTTCCTTCAGCAGGTGCCGTATGCCCGTCGCGAGATTGGGCCAGGTCCGATCCTGAACGTCCTTGGTGAGCCAGTGCGCGTCGAGCGTTACCCGTACAGCCGCTGGATTACTCAGCGTTCAGAAGACCCCGCCTGGAATACCCTCGGCCAGCTCGCAAGCAAAGGCGTCTTTATGCCGGTGCCGGCAATCACGGTCAAGGTCAACGAAAACGGCACGCGTCGAGAACTCACACGCGAAGAGAAATACGCCTACCAGCAGGCCGTTGGTCAGGGCTACCGCAAGTTTATCGAGCAGAATCGGGAGCGGCTGCTAGCTCTTCCGCCTGCCCAGGCATCCGACTTCATCGACAAGAATGCAGATCGCATTCGTCGAAATGCCCGAACAAATCTGAAAAATTCGTTCTGAAATTGCTGGACACTTGACGCCACTTGCCATACGTTGACTGACGTATGAGCAACCTACAAGTCGCAACACAGCAAGCACAACCTCTCAGCGCCTTCTCTTCGGAGAACGCGTTCGTTTCAGTCCAACGCATGGCCAAGGCCCTTGCGTCCAGCACCCTCGTTCCCGACGCCTACCGGGGCGAGGCTAACCTCGGGAACTGCATCATCGCGTTGGAACTCAGCCAGCGCATTGGCGCCTCAGTCATGGCTGTCATGCAGTCCATGGTTCCTATCCACGGCAAGCCCACGTGGTCTGCTAGCTTCCTGATCGCCACCGTCAACAGCTGCGGCCGCTTCTCTCCGATGCGTTTCCGCTGGGTTGGAAAAGAGGGGACAGATGAGTGGGGCTGCCGCGCCTTCGCAGTCGAGCGCGACTCCAACCTGGAACTCGTTGGCGCCCTCGTAAACATCAACATGGCAAAGGTCGAGGGTTGGTACGGCAAGTCTGGCTCTAAGTGGAAGACTATGCCGGAACAGATGCTCCAGTACCGGGCCGGCGCCTTCTGGTGCCGCACCTACGCGCCCGAGATCGCACTGGGTATGCACACCTCGGAAGAGGTCCAGGACACCCCTGCGGCCCAGCAGGTGGTCCAGTCGGTCACCGTGAGTTCATCCATCATGGACGTGACACCGACGCCTCCTGCGCCTGTTGAGCCCAAGCCGCGCAAGAAGAAGGAGGCCGAGGCTATCGCAATCGTGGAGCCGCCCGCTCCCGCCGCTCCTGAACCCGCACCGGAGATCGTTGAGACCGCACCCGCCCCGGTCGCACCCGTTCCCGCACCGGAGCCTGAGCTTGAAACAGTCGAAGGGACGCTAGCATCCGCTGGGATCACCTACGAGCAGCTGGTGAAGCTCGTTGAGGATCTTAAGTGGTGGGAAAGCCCCGAAGACTATCCCACGGTGGCAGACCTTCCTCCTGATATCTGCAACTGGATCATCCGGAACAAGCGGGGTATCGGCCGTGCAGTGCTGAAGGCGGGAGGTGCGCTGTGAAGGTAGTCCACCCCATCGACGTAAACACCTACCGCAGTCACCCGGCGATCAACATCTCCAGCCTCAAGGCGTTCAGTCGGTCACCAGCGCACGCTATGATTGGCTTCGAGGAAGAGCGCGAGCCGTCCGAGGCCATGGCTATCGGCTCCCTGCTGGATCACAAGGTCCTCGGGACGCCGTACCTCTGGACCACATCTCCCTACGACGATTTCAGAACCAAGGAAGCACGCGCCTGGCGAGAGGACCAGGAGTACCGCCGGGTCACAGTGTTTAAGCAGGACGCGATCGAGACTGTCGAGCGCATGGTTAAGTCCGTCCGTGAACACCCGGTCGCCGGACGCCTACTGGCCGAGCCGGGTAAGGCCCAGGTTGGGATGTTTGGCGAGTTCGAGTCCTGTGAACGCAAAGGCTTGATCGACTGGTTGCCCAACACGACCCCGGTAATCGTGGACCTGAAGAAATGCCGCGATGCTAGCAAGGCTGGGTTCCGCCGGCAGATCGGCCAGCTGCGCTACGACGTGCAGGCGGCGTACTACCGGGACCTCTACCGGGATATCACTGGCGAGACCCGCGCATGGCAGTGGATTTGCGTCGAAGACCAGGCGCCCTACGCGGTCGCTGTTTACCAGATGGACACCGAATCCTTGGACAAGGGTTCAGCCACATGGCAGTCGTGGATTCGCCAGTGGATGGTCTGCGAGGACACCGACAGCTGGCCGGGTTACAACGGCGACTCCATTCAAATCATTCAATCACCCACCTGGATTCTCAAAGATGAAACTCTCCCGTGAAGCTATTGAACGCCTGATGGGTCCACAGCCCACGATCACCAAAACCGTTAAAGTCGAGAAAACTAAGGAAGGTTGGAGCCCGATGACCGAGAAAGAGAAGGCGGCCATCGAGCGGTTCGTAAAAGACAACCCAACATTTTCCTACAAAGAACTGTCCAAGAAGTTCGGCCGCGCTCCGAGCGTGATCTGTGGTCTGTGTAAAAAAGCTGGATTGAAGATTCAAAAGAAACGCCCATGAACTCACTCATCCAAAACGCAGTGGCCCGTGGATGGATTAGCTTCCCTCACCCAGCTGCGGTGACGGCACATCCAGACGTGGTGCGGGCACAAATCAACTCGCCGAACTACAATGCCCAACGCGCCTGGAAACTGTGGAACGAAGGCCAGAGCTTGGCCTACGTGGCGAAGGCTGTCGGCGTAAAGAAGCGGTGCGTGATGGCAATTATTGAAGAGGGGAAATCGAAAGCGAAGGAGGAGAAATGAGCGAACCAATCAACGACGGAGGACCAGCGTTTCCGTGCATCTATTACAGCGATCCAATCGGAAGCATTGGTCCGCAACTTACTATCAAAGGAGGCATGACCCTGCGCGACTACTTCGCAGCGGCAGCGATGCAGGGAATCATTTCGGATGCGAGCGTTACAGCCAGCAGCAAGAATGATGGGGAATTGGTTGCCAGCTCTGCCTATGCATTTGCCGACGCAATGCTCAAAGCGAGGGGGGGCGTCAAGTGAACGACACCCCTAGGACGGATGCTGGTTTGGAATACGATGATACAACCGTTGATGATGTTAAGGAGTTCGCTCGCCAACTGGAACGCGAACTCAACGCAGCAAACGACCTCATTGTTCGGCTTCAGGCCATAACTAACGACCCTCACGCACTATGGGTCAACTGGCTGCGTGGTAGTGTCACGCTGCCGGTGGGCATCGGTGACGTAAGGGAGTATCAAGACCGCATCAAGCGGCTGGAGGAGGCGGGTGATGCGCTGTGCGAAAATTTGGCTCCATCACGTTGGGATTTGCCAGCAGCCGCTGCTCAAAAGATAATCGACCAATCAAACTGGCTTAAAGCAAAGGAGGCCAAGCTGTGAAAGACAACTGCGCCTTCATCTACATCCACGCATTTAACGGTCTAATCCGCGTGGAAAGTCTTGATACAGCCAAGCACGTCGATCAAAGCCCAGAATGGAAACACGTTGCGACAATCAACCCTCACGTTGTGTTGGAGAGCATTCTCAGGGCGACGATTAAAGACAGAAATCAGATTATCAAACACCTATTATCATGAGCGTCCGAATCAAAATCGAAAACCAAACCGAAGTCCCAGTATTAGTGGCCCTCTTTGAGCAGCCTAAATGCAACGACCATCCGACACGCTCGGCTGTATTGAAACCCGGCGAGAGCTGCGACTGGGGCAGTGGCTCCGTACCGCTTGGCAACTACCAGTGCTACGCCGTAATGAGCGGTGATGCTAGCAGCCATGACGAATGGGCCTGGCATTTTCCCGGCGTTGCTGAGGTTGTAGCGCCACTGGAGTTGGGATTCAAACTCTGGCACGAGGGCGATATCGACTGGCTCAA